CTTTCTATATTAAGAGAAGTTTTAAGTGATATGGAATTATCATCAGAAGTTATTATAGAAGTTATGAGTAATATAACTGAAAAAGAAAAAGAATGGTTTTATGCTATTAAAAAAGATACAAAAAAGACATCAAGATTTGGTTCAAAGAAAACAAGAGATGCAGCAATTAAAGCAGGAACACATACTGCAGTTGGTAAAAAAGATGATAAAGTAAAGGGACAAGATTTATTCAAAACAGACACACCACCAGAAACAGAATCAGATGATTTAAGAGACACCGACCACGAGTCAACTGATAACGCTTTAACTTATACAAAATCTCAAGCTAAAGAAGATAAAAAGAAAAAAGGTAAAAAAGGTGTAGGTGCTGGAACAGCGGAATCAAGAGCTGGAGAAGCTGCGACTCATAAAGCATTAAGAATGTTAAAAGAAGGAAAAAGTTATGAGGAAATTGAAGAATACTTGATGTCAATAGCGAAAAACAAAGACACATTTTTAACTGAAGAGTGGGTAAGAGGAGCGTTAAATTGTGCAAAATACCTTGAAAAAAAGTATGGTTTAGATAACATAGATGAAATTGTTTGGGATACACCAAGTGGTAGAAAATTAATTGATGTAGAAGGACACGGAACTTCAGCAGATATGTTTATTAAAACAAAAGATGGTAGAAAAATTGGTATATCGTTGAAAAAAAGTGGTAAAGTTTTTATATTAAATGGTGGGTTTAATACACAATTTGAAGATTTAAAACAACGATTAAGAGATTCTGGTTTATCAGAAGAAAAAATAAAAAAATTAGAAGAAATTACAGGAATAAACACTTATAATAAAGATAGACAAGAACAATTTAATGAGGGTATAAATCAACTTTTACAAAATAGAAAGTTGTATGATACTGAAGTTGAATATTTTTTAAACAACCCAGATATAGCTAGTAACAAGTCAAACTTTGGCCCATCTGCCGAAAAATATTTAAAGATACTAAAAGATAGTCCTGGTTTAGACGCTTTAGCACAAAAGTCAGTTGAGGGAACTTTAACTGGTGATGAAATGAAAGCACTATCTAAATTAGCAAAAGCTTCTAAAAAAATAAGAGAACAATTTCCAGAAATCTATGATGAAATGAGAAATGCTGAAATAAGATTAACTCAAAGAATACTACAAGCTGCATCAGAGGACAAAGAAATTGAAGAGGGTCTTAAAGAGGTGGTAATTAAAGGGATACATATTGAATCTATATTAGGATTAGATGAAAATGAAAAAATAGATGAATTTATAACTTTGTATGGTTCAGGTGGTGGAACAGAATTAAATAAAGATAAAATAGTAAAAATGTTTGGTTCTGAAATAGGTGAATTAACAGAAAAATTTAAACAAGCAAAAACAAAAGAAGAAAAACAAAAAATTAAAAAAGAAATTTTATCAAAAATAAAAGAAAAAATTTACATTGATAAAAAAGACGGAGCAAGAGATGGTATTGTTAAAATAAAACACGAAGATGGAAAAGAATATCCACTATTCACTATAAAAACAAGAACAAAACCAATAGGAACAGCACCAAGTCTTGAAATGCAACAAACTAATTTTATGTCAAACGCATTAGATTATGGATTTGATACTAACGAGTGGCCAGACACACAATTTAATAATTTTATTAAAAAACAAATAAAAGAGTTACAAGATGATTGGGATGGAGAACCACCAACTAATGTTGTTGAACAAATCAAGGAATTAGAAAGTCAGTTAAGATAATGAAAACTCAATTATTATGCACCTTTACAACACATAGTAAGTTAAACCTTATTATAGATTCAATTATAGATTCGTATACAATTTTATTTGATAAAATTTATGTATTTCAAAATGAAGACGATGCAGGACAATTAATTTGCACTTATAATATAGAAATGGTTGAGGATTATTATGACGGAGATGAAGCAATATCAGGAACTATCTCTTTACATAGAAAAAAACAATCAAATACACTTTATACAATTAACGCATTAAACGAAACAATTAGAAGTTTGAACAACGGAGTATTAGACAAGTCATTTGCAATCCCGTGGGAAAACTATCAAAATAATTTATTATTGACAAATGAATCGGGTTTGAATATTATCCCTACAAAAATATTCAAAATAATAAATGTTAAAGAATGGTAAAATAGCTTGGTATTTTAAAAAAGTTCTTTATATTTATTACTGAATAACAATTAACAATTAAACAATTAGGAGAAAAAAATGGATATTAACGCAATTAAAAAAAGGTTAAACCAGTTACAATCAACCAATACAAGAACTTCAAATCTTTGGAAACCGCAACCAGGAAAACAACAAGTTAGAATAGTTCCTTACAAATTCAATCCAGATACACCATTTATAGAGTTATTTTTTCACTATAATTTAGGTGGTAAGAACTATCTTTCACCAATTTCCTTCGGTAGACCAGACCCGATTGAAGAATTTTCACAAAGACTAAAAACAACAGGAAGTAAAGACGATTTTACTTTGGGTAGAAAACTTGAAGCAAAAATGAGAACTTTTGCACCTGTTATTGTTCGTGGTGAAGAATCTGAAGGAGTTAAGTTTTGGGGATTTGGAAAGACAGTTTATCAAGAACTTCTTTCAATCATTGCTGACCCTGATTATGGTGATATTTCCGACCCAAAAAGTGGCCGTGATATTACATTAGAGTTTAAAACTGCTGAAGAAACAGGAGCATCGTTTCCTTCAACTTCAATTAGAGTTAAACCAAATCAGACACCATTGACAGAAGACACCAAAGTGTTAGAAAGAGTTAAAGAAACTCAAAAAGAAATTACTGAAATTTACAGTGAATTATCTTATGAGGAACTAACAGATGTATTGAACGAATGGTTAAATCCTGATGAAGAATCAACAGAAACTTCATCTGAAACAAAGGAAGAAAAACCAGTAAATGAGTTTGAACAAAAATTAGCAGAAGATAAAGCTAAAAAAGAATCAGCCTCAAAAGTTCAAGAAGCAAGTTCACAATTTGACGATTTGTTTAATAACTAAGGAGTAAAAAAATGGCAACGAAAAAGTCAGTAACAGACGACTTGGCTAATGCAATAGCCGATAATCTGAATAGTAAATTCAAAGATAATAAAGTAGCATATTTCTTAGATGGAAGTGATATAACACCAACAGACATTAAGGACTTTGTATCAACAGGTTCTTCAATGTTAGATTTAGCAATATCAAACAGAACTAATGGTGGTATTGCAGTTGGTAGAATTACAGAAATCAATGGATTAGAATCAAGTGGTAAATCACTACTTGCATCTCACATATTAGCAGAAACACAGAAACAAGGTGGTATCGCAGTTTATATTGATACAGAAACTTCAGTAAGTGTTGACTTTTTAGGTGCTATTGGTGTTGATGTTAGTAAATTACTTTATTTACACTTTGAAACCGTAGAGGATATATTTGAAGCTATTGAGGATATTGTCACAAAAGTTCGTGAATCAAACAAAGATAAGTTAGTAACTATCTTGGTAGATTCATTAGCGGCTACTTCAACAAAGATTGAAATAGAAGCAGACTTTGATAAAGATGGATATGCAACTTCAAAAGCAATTATCATCTCTAAAGCACTTCGTAAAATCACACAATTAATTGGTCGTCAAAAAGTAGCACTTGTCTTTACAAATCAGTTAAGACAAAAATTAGGTGTTATGTTTGGGGACCCGTGGACTACAAGTGGTGGTAAAGCACTACCATTTCACGCATCAACAAGAATTCGTTTGAAAAATCTTGGTCAAATCAAGGATAGTAAAAAGAATACTATTGGTATGAAATGTAGAGCTCAAATCATAAAGAATAGATTAGGCCCACCATTAAGACACGCAGACTATGATATGTATTTTGATTCAGGAATAGACAATTATGGTGGTTGGTTAGGTGTAATGAAAGAACACAAGTTGGTAAAATCAGCTGGTTCTTGGTATACTTTAACTTATCGTAAAAAAGACTATAAATTCCAATCAAAAGACTTCAAGGAATTAATGGAAACTAACGATGGACTTCGTAACCATTTATATGAAAAGATATGTGAAAAAGCAATCTTGGAATATAAAACTGGTAATGTTGGAATAGATGATGTTCAATTTACGAAGGAAGTCATTGGAGATGAATAAAGAAAAGTATTTATCAATTCTTAATGAAATTAAAGAACAAGGCGGCTCGGAAAATAGGACTAATAATCCTGATGAAAATGTATTGATAATAGATGGCCTAAACACTTTTATTAGAGTGTTTAGTGTTATACCAACTACTAATGATGATGGGACACACATTGGTGGAATAGTTGGTTTTCTGAAATCAATAGGTTACACAATCAATATGTTTAGACCTACCCGATGCATCATAGTATTTGATGGTAAGGGTGGGTCAAGTCGCCGTCGTAAATTATATCCAGAATATAAAGCTAAAAGAAAAACTAATATTCGGTTAAATAGAGCGTATGATTTTGAAACGATTGAACAAGAACGCGAAAATATGATACGACAAATCAGAAGAACGATTGATTACTTAGAATACTTACCGATTACTTTACTATCAATAGACAATGTGGAAGCAGATGATATTATTGCATACGCATCCAAACAAGTTTTAACTGATAGTAAAGTAACAATAATGTCATCAGATAAAGATTTTCTTCAATTAGTTGATGACAGAATTTCAGTATGGGCTCCTACAAAGAAAAAACTATACAAACCAGAACAAGTAATGGAAGAATATGGTATTCCTTCACACAATTTATTAATGTATAGAATATTTGATGGAGATAAATCTGATAATATTAATGGTATATTTGGTTATGGGTTAAAAACCGTAATAAAGAAATTACCATTTTTACAAGAAGAAAAACAATTTTCAGTTGATGATGCTATTAAACAATCAAGTGAGTTAGAAGAACATAGAGAAATTATGGAACGAAACTTTGATTTAATGCAATTACATAATGTAGATATATCAGCATCAGCTAAAACAAAAACAATAGACAAAATTAGAGAACCAATACCTAAATTAAATAAAGAAACATTTAAGAAAATGTTTTTAGAGGATAAAATGTATTCAGCACTTCCAAATTTAGATACTTGGTTATTAACAAAATTTAAAACATTAATGGGATTTACAGATGAAAAGTGAATTAATAAAAGGTGATTCGTTAAAAGTATTAAAAAAATACGAAGATAACTCAATAGATTTATTATGCACAGACCCACCATACGGCTATTCGTTTATGGGTAGAGATTGGGATAAAACTTTACCACCAAAAGAAATATTTGAGGAGTGTTTCAGAGTATTGAAACCTGGTAGTATGGCATTCGTTATGTCAGCACCAAGAAGTGATGTTCAGTATCGTATGGCAGAAATGTTAGAAAAGGTTGGATTTAGAATTGACTACACACCAATCTATTGGACTTACGCAAGTGGGTTTCCAAAAGCGATGAATGTAGCAAAAATGGTTGATAAGAAATTAGGTGTTAAAAGTAAGGTTATTGGTGAGAGAATAAAAAAGGCTGGTGATATAACAGGTGGTAATTTCAAAAGAGATGGTTCTTATCCAGATAAAAAATTAGATATAACCACACCTACATCAGACAAAGCAAAAGAACTTGACGGAAGTTATGGTGGGTTTCAACCAAAACCAGCCGTTGAAGTTGTGATTGTCGCAATGAAACCATTAGATAAAAAAGGTTATTTAGAACAAGCACTTGATAATGGAAAAGGTGTAACTTGGTTTGATGATTGTAGAATACCATTTGACGAGGGAGATACGCCACAAGGTGGTTATGGTGATATGGATATTGGTATTGGAAAACCAGCTGAAACACAAAATTACAGAAAGAAAGACGGAAATGAAACTCGTGGTTGGAATAATAGTAGAGGATATGGTCGTGATAGTGAACCAAAAACTACCAAAAGAAAACCAAGAGAAGACGGAACGGTATTTAAAACAAGTGGATTTAAATCAGAAAATAATGATACCGCAGAAGCAAGTCCAATGGGTAGATTTCCAGCAAATCTATTAGTTAGTGATAATGTATTAGATGACGGAACTGAAAAGAAAACTAAAGTTGGTGACTATGAAAAGTATGTAGAAAAACAAAAATCATTTAAGAATGCAAAAACAATTGGAACTACCATTAAAGGTAATGAACATTTCTTGGGTGGAGATATCAAACAATTAAATCCAGCAGAAAATTACCAAAAACCAAAGAAGAAAAAAATGACAATGCCAGACCTACGAGATGTTGGTAAAAAATCAAAAGAAGCAATCGGTATTGATAAATTATCTTTTGGACAAGTAGAAAATGCAGAAAGAAAAGAATATGAAATGTGGGATATAGAAGAAACCACTAATGGTTATTCAAGATTTTTCAGTTTAGATAATTGGTTTAGTAAGAATATAAATCAATTACCAGAACCAGTCCAACAAACATTTCCATTTATGATTGTTCCAAAAGCATCTAAATCAGAAAAGAATGATGGATTAGAAAGTTTTGAAGAACAATTTAAAGCAGGAGCAGATTTTAGACCAAACCATAAAGAAAAAGCATTAAAGGGAGAAGACGGAAATCCATATGGAAGGTGGAATAAAATAAAAAACATACACCCGACCGTGAAACCATTAACTTTAATGAATTATTTAGTAACATTGGGTAGTCGTAAAGGTGATGTGGTATTGGACCCGTTTATGGGTAGTGGAACTACACCACTTGCTTGTGTTTCATTAGAACGAAAATATATTGGTATTGATAATGAACAAGACTATTATGAGATTGCAAAAGCTCGTGTTGATAAATTAGAAGCACCAATTAAAGCTTGGGAAAAGTTTATGTAATGGATATAAATAAAACATATAACGAAAATTGTTTAAATACAATGAAAAATATGTCAGATGATTTTATTGATATGACATTAACTTCACCACCTTATGATAATCTACGAGAATACAAAGGATTTAGTTTTGAGTTTGAAAAGATAGCAGATGAATTATATCGTGTAACAAAACCAGGTGGTATAGTGGTTTGGGTAATTGGAGATGCAACAATAGACGGAAGTGAAACAGGAACTTCATTTAGACAAGCATTATATTTTAAAGAGATAGGATTTAATTTACACGACACAATGATTTACAGAAAGTTAAATTATTTACCTGTTACTACAAATAGATATGAACCACAATTTGAGTATATGTTTGTGTTCTCAAAAGGAAAACCAAAGACATTTAATGCATTAACAAAAACAAATACTTCCGCTGGTGGTAAAGGTGGTTATCACAGACACGATGGAGAAAATTTAGAACCATTACATACTAATGACGGAATAGTAAAAGAAGTTGGAATTAGAACAAATGTTTGGGATATTCCTTGTGGTTCAATGAACTCAAAAGATAAAGTATCATTTGAACACCCAGCAACTTTTCCAGAAAAATTAGCTAATGACCATATATTGAGTTGGAGTAATAAAGGAGATTTAGTATATGATTGTTTTATGGGTAGTGGAACAACAGCAAAAATGTGTATTGTAAATAATAGAAACTATATTGGTTCAGAAATCTCAAAAGAGTATTGTGATATCATTGATAAGAGATTAACAAATATAGAAACTAATGTAAAGAGTTGGGAAAAATTTATATGATAGGTGAAATAGAAATAAATAAAACATACAATGAAGACTGTTTAGAAACAATGAAAAGAATGCCAACACATACGGTAGACTTAACCATTACTTCACCACCATACGATAATTTAAGAGATTACAATGGATATGATTTTGATTTTGAGGAAATAGTAGATAAACTACATAGAGTAACAAAACCAGGTGGAGTTGTAGTTTGGGTGGTTGGAGATGCGACTATTGGTGGTAGTAAAACAGGAACATCATTTAAACAAGCACTTCATTTTAAAGAAGTTGGATTTGACATTTATGATGTAATAATTTATGAAAAAAGTGGAACAGGTCCACCACATAAAAATAGATACTTTAATGCATTTGAATATATGTTTGTTTTTTCAAAAGGAAAACCAAAGACAATTAACTTACTGAAAGACAAGAAAAACAAATATGGTGGAACACAAACATTTGGAGATGTAACGAGAAGAGGAAAAGACGGAAGTCTTACAAATAAAGGTAGAAAAATAATCAATGAGTTTGGTATTAGAACTAATATTTGGAGATATAATAATGGAAAAGGTTTTACTACAAAAGATGATATCGCACATCAACACCCTGCAATATTTCCAGAAAAGTTAGTTCAAGACCACATATTAAGTTGGAGTGATGAGGGAGATATTGTTTATGATTGTTTTATGGGTAGTGGAACAACAGCGAAAGTAGCAATAGAAAACAATAGAAACTACATTGGTTCAGAAATTTCAAAAGAGTATTGTGATATTATTGATAAAAGATTAATTAACATAGAAGCTAATGTAAA